CCTCATCAGCAAACGGCTTCAAGGCCATTGCCTTGTCCGGCGCCCAGATCATTGCCAGACGCTGGGCAAGTCCATAGGCGAAAGCCTCAAGGAAATAATAGGGGATTTCGACGTTTTGGCCGCTCGTAAAGTTGGCGTCCTGAATCTGGCGCACGCGGTAATAGTTGAACGTGCTTTCATTGCCGTCCGGGACAGGCCACAACGTCACCGTCGGAGACAACAGACGGTCGAACCAGTAAGTCGTCGGGAAACCCTGCTGCGTCGGGTTCGGGTAACTGGCGTATTCAGTGCGGCTGATAGGAAGAATCAGGCGATTGATCGACGCGCCGCCAGTGTTCTGCGTTACATATGCGTCAAGCATGACGATGGTGTTTGAGGGAACCAGATAAGTCGCTGTGCCCTGAACGAGCGAAATTGTCTGCAGGTCCACCGCCCAGAGATTGACGCCCTCACTTGACCACCGACCAAGCATCATGTTTGTCGCCATTCTGGCGCTTTCCATGTGCTCTTGAAGTATAGCCGTGCTTCTGATTCCAACAAGGTTAAATGCGTACAAAGTTATTTCTCCCAATGAGGGAGAAAATTGATATTGATTAGACGTTGTCATCAGAGCGTACCGTCAGTGGCTACGAGAACGCCTTCTCCAAACGCACCGACGGCATAAGTACTCGCGCTAGTGTTTACACGAAACTGAATGTCTGTTTTCTCACCGTAAGCCAATGGATAATGGCGATGAATATCAAGAATGCTAATAAACGGTGACTGAGCAACCAAAAATGCGGTGTTTGTTGAAGGGCTCTGCTGCCAATTTACAAAAGTAAGATAATTCGCAGAGGTATATGCGTTCGAAGCAAACACATCGATTCGGTTAAGATAAAAAGAATTTCCGGCGGGGACCGTATAAATTGCCATTTGCGTTTTACCTACGCCAGTCGCAATCTGGGCATAGGTTGTTCCACCGTTCTTGGCGGTGATGACGCCCGCATTGCTACCACCTAATGTAGCAACTGTTGTTACAATCATGTTGTTAATACGAAAAAATTTGGTCCCATTGGTCGCTGTCCCAGTGGTCCCGGCAGAGAACACCACCGTATCGCTGACAGGAATGTAATTGGCATCGAGGCCGTTAACTGTCATCGTAAGCGTTTCGGTGGCAGTGCTGGCATACGTCATTGTCAGCGCCGACGTAGGGTAGGTATAGGCCGATGCGTTTTCCCAAACGGGAATGCTGGTCGTTGTAACCGACGGCTGATATCCAAAAATGTTAACAACCGAATGACCAGTGATCTGGCCTCGGGCTACCTGAAGTTCAAACGGCTCATAACGGCCGACGCGAGTGATAGACTGATTGACAACGCCGGTCATGTTAAGCTTCCTTTAGCACTTTACGTCCCACTTTTTCAGCGCGAGATTGATCCGACTGTTCGGATCATGCGCCGTCTTGGGCGAGGTTAGTTTTTCTTTCATACCACACATTCGGGTGCGAAAGTTATCCCGGCGCTGAGCGTCTGCGGGACTTTTCTTGGCCTGCTCGGAACTAACCGGCGGTTTCAGGTGATGCCCCTCGGCCGCAGCCGATGCACGCCCCTTGGTGTTGAGCCCGCCTTCGGGGTTTTTGCCTTCCTTGCGTGTCCAAGCACCAGACATGCGCTACCCCTCAAAGAAAGAAGGGGGCCGAAGCCCCCTTCAGTTGGACTACTCGTCCTTGCCCATGGTCTCGTGCTCGACCTTGTGCTTCTTCGGCGCCGTGCCGTGCTCAGCGTGCGAGAACGGGCTGGACTCAACACTGCCACCAGCCTTGCGCGGCTTACGACCAGCGTGATGCTTGACGTGCTCGCCGTGGACGTGACCACCGTGCTTGCGCTTGGCGCGACCGCCGCGCTTGGCGTGCATAGCCTCGGCCTCGGAGTCGATCTCCTTGGCGTTGGTACGAGCCTCCGGCTTGTCGTGGAGGTCTTCCATGGCCTCGTCAACGCCGTGCTCTTCGTGCTCGACCTTGCCGCCAGCCTTGCGGTGCTTAACATGCTTCATCGAATGGCTCTTAACCATCCCATGAATGTCGTGATGACCCATATGACCCTTCATGGTCAGTCTCCTTAGAAGTTATAGTACTGCGTCAGGCCGAAGAGGCCTGCGGCAGACTGGACGTTCGCGGCTTGCGGGATCTGGCGCACAACGTACTTGTTCGTGCCAGTGCTGGGAGCAAGATTGATGCCCGACGCATTTGCCAAATCAATCGTTCCACGAACGTCGCCCGTCGTAGCTGAAGGCGTAGTGCGATCAGCGGGAAGGAAACCGTTAGCAATAAACGAGACATTCGACGTCAGCGCGACCTGAGAGGCGGCAGCGTTTACAATACACTCGGCACCAGTGTCAGCCCGGACAGGCAGACCAATGACCGAAGTAGTGTCAACACGGTAGGCGTGAGTGGTATCAGCCGTGCCGCCCGAAAGGACGACATTCTTGATATACTTAAACGCCTTCTTGCCGGAAACCGCGCTATTGGCCGTAAGTGTAATGTTTTCCGACATCGGATATCCGTAGATGTCGTAACCATTAACTGTGGCCGTCGTGTACGTAGCGCCGGTAGCAGCAAACACCGAAACCACTCGACCCAGAAGCGCGACCGGGTTCCAAAGCCAGATGGACGGGGTCTGCCCATTCGTCGGGACGGCACACGACTGCACGTTAGGGTACGCAAGCGTAACCGTGCCCGAGACGGCGCTCACGTTCTGGCTCAGCTGGTACGTGCCGGTCTGGCCGTTACCGACTGTGGAAGACGTGCCCGTCGTCGTCAGCTGCGAGGTGATGTACACACCAGACGTCGCGCCAAGCGAGCCACCCGTAACCGTCTGCGTCGAAGACAGAACGACCATGCCGGGACCGATTGGCATGGTGCTATTTGCCGTTACCGTCATGACGCCATTTGAAATGGACGCCGTGACAGACGCATACGCATCAAGGGCAAGAACGGTATCCAGAACACCAGTATCCGACCGCGTAAACGTGGACGAATAGTAGACGCCGGTCGTGGCCGAGTTGGTGGTGACGGGCAGAAGAGTCGGGCCCGTTGGGTTAGCGGACGCAACAATTGCACCAGTCGCAGACGTATAGGGAACGGCAGTGACAGTAACAATGTCACTAAGGCCGTACCATCCAAAATCAGGCGCAGACTGCGCCTCACCCGGGATATACGAAAACGGAGCGCGGGGGTCCATGATGCCGGCACCCGCATACAGCAGCGAGGAACCAATATCAGGATTGTATTCAGCCGTAAGAGGATTCTGGCCAAATACGATCAGCGGACCCGAAAAGGCAGAAATAGCCATACGAGCCTCCTGTTAGTTGATGGTACGGTGCAGAATTGCAGCACCGCCAAGGATTGCGTCACTCATTGTAAGTTTTCCTTACGACGTCGGGAAGGGATACCACGTTCGGAGTGTTTTCGGAATGCTTGTCGAGGTACTGGATCGCTGAAAGGAGGACGTTTCGGTCGTCTTTAAACTTTCCAAGAGCCTGATTGCATTCCGTACACAAAAGCCCACGAATTTTGCCGGTTGCGTGATCGTGGTCCACCGCCAAAGACTTTTTGGTTCCGTTTCGCACTTGTGTTTCGGACTGATTGCAAATGGCGCATTTACCGCCTTGCACAACCAGCATTTTCCCATATTCAGCAAGGGAAAGACCGAACTTTTTCTGCAAATCTCGTTCTTTCCAAACGAGAGGAAACGCTCTTCGACTACTCTTCATATATTCTTTGCGACTCTCAATATCGCTTTCATTGACCGATTCACCGAGGGAATTGGCCATTTCCAGATTATTGAGACAAAGATTCAGAGTGTCGTTGTCTTTGAAGTGAATCCGCCCGGCAGCCCATTCACCATGGCCGAGTAGCCATGCCAATTGAACCGCCGGGATTTCGCGGCCAATACGAATGTATCGATACGAAACGGGTTTTCCCGTTTTTGCCGATACTCTCGTAGCCTTCACACAACCAGCTTCGTAGCCAGCCTTGATGTTTCTGGATACATCTTCAAGCCAAAAAAACATTCCTGTCTCGGGTTCGTATCTAAGTTTTGAAGATACGAACTCGTAGGAATACTCGGCTTTGTAATCGGTACGATTGGACATAAATCCACTCCTCATCGCGGAAAGGCGATACACTTTTTTATCGCTTTCGTTGCCGGGAGTCAATTCATTATTCCTTTCGTACCGTTTGAAGATCATCCAATAAAATCAAGAGGAAGGTGTCGAGCCCCAGATCGCACGCCAGTTGTAGTACCCGAAGCTGTAGCGCTCATACCCCTTCACCAACAGATTGTCGGTGACAAAATCGACCTGCATATCGGTTTCGAAGCGCACGCGCTCCATGTACGACAGGCCGTCGATGTTCGTGAGCAGGAACCAAGCGTACGGCGAGGTCAGGAAGTCATTGACCATATAGCTTTCCGGCAGACCGCCGGAAGTGCTGATGATGGCGTTGACGTCGTTGTCTGCCGTACCCGGACGGAGTTCCGTCTTCGTGAGGCGGATAGCCACCGGCTCAAGCTGCGGGGGAACAATCAGCTTCTTCGCGCGGGCGAAGACCTTCAGACCCGCCTGATCACGGAAGTTCGTGCGGACGGAGATCATCGCATTGAGCAGCGTGGCCTCGTTGAGGTCAACCTGCGTCGTCGGCGTATTCGCAACCACGCCACCGTCAATCGGATGCGAGGCCGAAAGGAGGGACACACCGTCACCACCGATAGACGTGTTGTACGTCGTGGCAGTGTTCAGGATGTTCGCGCCGTAGATTTCCTTGGTCTGCTGGAAGGACTCGATGAGGCCAAGGTTCGACGGATGGAACTGGGTCTTGTACAGGTTATCGTCAATCGCCTTGCGGGTGATCGCGTAGCCCAGACCGATTTCAGTATGTTCCTGATTGTAGACGTAACGCTCACCAGCGCCGTTGTCGAACGCGGTCTGACCGCCTTCGCTCTTCAGCTGAGCGTATCCGAGGAACCGCATTTCGACGGTGCGCTCAAGGGCCAGCTTCGAGTCGTGCTTGGTGAAGATCTTGTCGTACTGAGACGGAATCATCTCGTACTTGCCTTCGATCCCACGGAGACCGGGGAGGAGAAGGTCTTTGATGGCGGAAAGATTGACGGCCATTTTGCCCTACTCCTTAGATGCCGGTTGTGCCGGACTTCATCGCCACGTTGTTAAACGCAACCACGATCCGGTTGTAAGCAGTGGTGGAATCATTGCCGTTGATACCCGACAACGGGTTATTTCCGTCAACCGAGTAGTTTGCCAGACCAATGACGCGGAAGGGGCCGGTTGCCGTCGAAGCACTAAGCGTGCCGTAATCGGCATAAGCCGTCGAGAGACCGTTTGACACGTTGCCGGGCGTGGTGCCGAGGCTGTTCAAGTTCGTGCCGGTGCCGGTGCCATAAGCAACGCCGATGTTCTGGCCAATGCCCGCGACAGTGACGGGTCCACCATTGCCGGTCTGAACGATGAACTGAGCATTCGGATCGGTGATTACGTAGGCCGTGACGTTCGTGCCCGACGCAACGTCGCCATTACCCGGATAGTAGTTCGACCACGTGACGCGCTTCTGCGAAGTCGAAAGATACTTGCAGCCAACGAAGACACCAACGATAGTGCCCGAGCCGGCAGCGGGGGTATTAGTGGTGCTATTCGTACCAAGCTGGCAAATGTAGCCGGTCGAGAGCTGGGAAACGGGATCGCCGTAGAAGATCTGCGGATTGGTCGAGTTCGAACCAGAAATGCCGAGAGCAACCTGTTCATAGGTCGGGGCAGAGCCCGTACCCGAATACTGCTGGAAACCGTTCGGAGCGAAGGTATTCGCCATGACGGAATCTCCTTTTTCAGAGAAGGCCCATCATCGCACAACGGGGCGACTAGGATCCAAATAAGATGATCACCTCCACAACGGGGGAGGGAACGAGACTAGCTCGATGTAAATAAAAATACACTGGATAATATAAATGTAAAGGGGGCCAAAACGGCCCCCTAAACGAAGTCAGTTCGGTATTAATCAGGGATTGGCATGGGTTCGTACCCGCGCTTTACTTTAACGAGCGATGAATCCTTGTTCGCGCGTTCAAACTCGCCCGGCTTGGCAGCGTTAAGCTGCTCCTGCTTATTCGTCACCTGCTGACGAGCCCGACGCTTCTCGATTTCCTTGGCCTCGTCGGTCAGCTCCTTCGGACGTTCCATAAGGATCATGCCCTTACGGGTAATTTCCGAACCGATCTCACCGCGCGGCATAAGTTCGGGATGACGAGAGGCTTCAACAGGCTCCCAGCCCTTGCGGCGCAAGTTGGTCTGGTAAGCCGTCATGTCCATGCCGGTGACGGCATGTGTCTTCCACTCGTAGGACCAGCCGTCGGGGATAGACGACTTGTCGATATAAAATTCATCCGTGCCGTCGTCCATGTCGCCATTATTATGGCTGCGGACTTCGGCGGCGCGGCGAGCGGCGCGATCACGGGGACTTTCGTCCTTTGAAGTTGGCCGAACGGGTCGGACCGGGGCGTCTGCAACCGCCTCGACGGCGGCAACTTCTTCAGTCACCGGCTTCGGAGCAAAGAGACTCTTGCGGGGACGCCCACGGCGGGGAGTATTAACGGCGTCATTCATGCGATTTTTCCTTCTTTCTGAAGCTTGCTCTTCTCGATGGCGTATTCACGGTCGCTCATTTTCATCATGGCGGCCATTTCACGCTCGTCTGCGGTCAGCCGGACGACATTTGGACGTGAGCCAGTGCCCGTGCCGGCGCGAGACACCGGGGCGGAGGGCGGCGGAGTGCGGCGCTGAGTAACCTTTGCCGTATCGGCCATGGCGTCATATTCCGGCTCGGCAGCTCGACGAGGAGCAAGCCGCATAGTGCCCTCGACCGACTCGAAATACTCATCAGTATCGGGCGAGATGCCATCAGCGATTGCCAACTGATGGGCAGCAATCATCTTCTGATAGAGGCGAGGATCGGTAGCGCACTCGGGATGCGCTCTAACCCATGCGGCAGAGCGCGGCGTGAGCTGAGACGCCAACGCCTCGACCGGATCGGAAACCATAGGCTTCGGGGCTTCCGCCTTCGGCTTGCGCTCCATTGCGTCTTTGCCGGCAGCAAGATCACGCAGCTTGGCGTGATTCTCATTGACCGCATCGTTGATTTCCGCTACCTTGTCGTAATCGCCAACCGCCATGGCGTCACGATACTGGGCACGGAGGATCTCGTTATTCCTCTTGACCGTGTCGATGGCATTATTGATGAGATGAAGATTGGTATCCTCGACCTCACTCGTAGCGCGATACGCCTGCTGCGCGGCCTCATTGGCCCGCCGTTCGGCATCGGCACGCGCGGCACGCTCGGCTTCGAGCTGCTTGCGGAGCTGCGCAATGCCATCATCGGCCGGAATGATCTTTTCAGGGACTTCTTCGGCCTTTACGACCTCGATCTCGGCTTCCTTTTCAGGCTCAGTCGCCAAATCGAGTTCGATTTCGGTAATTTCTTCGCTTTTTTCCACTGTTCTCTCCTCAGTAAGCTCGGTCGGGCATATCCACACGACCACGGACGTTCACGTCTTCGATGATTCGGCACAGAACACCATTAATGGTGATGCTCCATCCGTCAGACGGCTTGAATACAAGCCAATCATCAATGTTAAATTCAGTATTGAGGAACCAGCCGTCACCCTCAACGAATGCGGTTGGCCCCTTCTTCACCAAGAGACCAACTTTACTCTGGTACTTGTCTTCATCTACCGTGTTGTCGGTCAGGTAAAACGTCTTTCCGCCGAGTTTAGTCGTGTTAGGACGAAGATATACTGCGACAAGAACCTGATTGTTGAAGATCTCTACGCCGCTGATGTCCCCAAGCTCCTTGTTAAGAGCTTCCTTGGGATCAACGTCGTGCATCATAGGGAGTACAGGCATACTTTTATCTCCTCACCGCTTATTTGCGTTGTCTTCGGCTTCGTCGAAAGATTCCAGAACTGCCTTAAGGGCGTCGATCTGACCAAGCCGATATTTATACTCGGCATAATCGCCAATAGAGCGTCCGGTCAGAATTTCCGTGGCCAAAATAATCGCTTGATTGATAAGCTTAGCCAGTTCCCGCGCGAACGCGGTATCATACGTCATCATAACAGCCTCCCGAGCTGCCCTCCCGTGGAACCAAACCGCCAGCCAGACGGGGAGGGATCATCTGGCTGGCGGGGATCTCGCGCCCGGTATCGATGCGGGCGCGGATTATTAGCGCTTGTGGGGCTTCAGGCCGTATTCCTCGATCTTTTCGAGGCGACCTTCACCACCGCCGGCGCCGTATTTCATGTGGGGATACGTCCGACCACCGCTCTTGCGAGCCATCGGAGGCATACCACCGCCGCCCGGAGGCATCCCCGGAGGCATCATTGGTGCACCGCCACCCATCGGGGGAGCGCCCATGGGCTGCGGAACGGGAACAGCCGAAGGACCGCCCGGAGGCCCCATCGGAGGAGCGCCCTGCGGACCCATCGGAGCGCCTGCGCCCGGATGATGGCCAGCAATGACGATGTTCACGTTCATCTTGCCCTTGCCGGTACGACCGCCCGACTTGCGGGCCATGGGCGCAACAGGACGCGCCTGCGAAGCCATGCCCATCGAGACCGGATTCATGCCGAGCGAGCCACCGCCAAACTTCTTGGTGCGGCTACCCTCAGACTTATGCAGGCCTTTCAGCGTTTCAGCAAGATGAGCGCGCTTGGCAAGCTTCGGATTGCTGGAATGCTCGGCTTTGGCGAGCTTCTTGGCGGGGATCTTCTCGCCTTCCTTGACGTGAAGAGCCTTGTGCAGCGCACCCGGATGCTTGATGGCGCCGGCGATCCAATTACGGCCACCGGACTTGCGGGGCGTACGGCCCTCGTCTTCACCATAAGCCTGCGCACCCCAAGACTTCGGGCTCGTGCCCTCGTCCGAGCCATAGGCCTGCTCAGAACCGGACTTCGGCGTAGAACCGCCGTCAGCCTTACCCGTGCGCGCGCCCGGCTTCACCATCTTGCGGATGAGCGCCTTGTCCTCGGCCACGTCGGGGTGAACCTTGCCGCCGCGCTTGCGGGCAGTAGAACCCGACACGAGGGCGTTCATCGCCGCACGATCAGCATCGCTCAGACCAGTCGTATCGACATCCGTCGAACCAAACGTCGGGCGAGTTTCGCCGGGGCCAATCATGCGCTGCCTAGCAGTAAGCGGCAACGGATTGCGCGAACCTTCTGCGCCAACCGGCCTGCCGTCGGCATGGTGTTCGCGCTTGACCTTACCACCCCGTTTAAGACCGCCGATGTGCTTATGACCAGCGCGCTCTTCGTTGGCTTCCTTGACGTTGCGGTTGATGAGCGAATCAGCCGTCAGGGCCTTACCGCCGCCTGCGCGGGGCTTGCGGGCCAAGTGATGATGCACGTCATGACCGGCGACCTTGCCTCCGCGCTTAAAAGCGCGCTTGCTGATCGGACGCATACCCGTCTTGGCTTCGGACACAAAGTCCTTGGGCTCAGTCCAGCCGGATGCATCGACGGCGCCCGGTGCCTTGCCGGTCAGTCGCTTGATCTTCTCTTTTGCTGCCGATCTAGCAGCTTTGGATGCTTCGCTCATAGTAGCTATCCCTTCACCGGGCGTCCCCGGACCGCTTTCGCTGATTTCACGGCATCCCGAGCGGTTGCGGGGCCGAATTTTTGAAGAGTATAGTCTACAATTTCCCCGCCGTCTTTACGATTATTTAATACCAATCCGCCGTGGGCAAACATTGCCTCTGGGAATTGCTTGAACATGGCCACCCGTTCTTCGGGTGATCCGTATTGTAGAATCTTTTTAATACCTTCCTTATCTAGTTTGTTAATAGTGTTCTCCGAACCGCGAGGAACAATTGCCCCTGAAAATTCGTCAAGCGGAACGGCACGTTTGGTTTTTGCTTCAAAATACTCTGTAGGTAAAGATTTAGTATGTTTAACAAATTCCCCAACCTTGGATCGCATTTCGTCCGGAATATCACCATACCAAGAAACTGACTTGCCTTTGGCAATGTCATTCAAAGCTTCTTGGGCGTCTTCATATGCTCTAAACCCGCTTTTATCTTTTGATTTTGCAAACTGTTTCATTGCGTCAATCATACTATCGTACGTTTTCGCATACTCACCTTTAACCGCTTCCATTTCATCAGGATGAATAATTTTTCCCCGTTGTTTTTGAATTTCGTTAATGTTTTTTAGCGCAGGGGTGACGCCGGCTCGAAAAGAAGCCGGTCCATAATCAAAACCTTCTTGCTGCGGTTCCCATGCTTTTTCGCCGCGCATCTGCTTCAATACGTTTTCCATCGTGTACGGGATATTTTTCCGTCGATTGCCCGAGGCAGTAAAACGTTCAGCGGGCGGAAGAGTTCTAATGGTTTCCCCATACTGTCGGATACCCGGCATTTCATCCGCCATCTGGTACGGCGCGGCATAATCAACACCGGGGTGATCGGCCCTAACAAATTGATCGAAACGCTGAAACTTTTTTGGATCGGCACCAAGTGCGGCCATGGCTTGGGCACGACGCATCATTCGATCAGCGCTCTCAAGCGAATCGTGCGCGCCCATCATACGAGGGAAATCAGACATGTGACCAAAATTCGGATCCCTACTCATAGCTTGCGCTACGGCTTTGGGATCACGAAACTCTTCTTCGCCCTTGGGCTGACGACCTGTGTAAACATCTGCGCCATAAACTTTAGTATGAGCAGAAGGTTTGATCATTTCCGGCGACGCAATCAGTGAAACATCACCGAAATTTGTCAAAGGGTGGCGAACATTGGATACGGCCATGGACGGCATCGGAATCCCTCCAAGGTCGAATGCCGCCTCGACACCTTTGGCAGTTGTATTGTGATGAGCGATGAGATTCTGAGTAATTTCCCCGCCTTCAGCAAGATGCACGCGGGCGGCGCGGAGAGCTTGTTCAATGATGGACATTACTTGGTCCCCTTAGGCGGAACGTGCTTCTCGGCGGCAAGTCGTTCTTTTTCAAGATTCATCTGGTCGGACATATGATCCTTGAAGATCTGAAGTCGTTCCAAGTGGTCCCTGCTCTGACGGTCGGCAGTACGCTGCTCGTCTTCGGCCATTTGCTTATGAACTTGCACAGCAAGGTTCTTGGCCTTGGTCTGGGCGTCCATCACGCGAGCCTGAGCCGTCGCCATCTTGGACGGATCCTGCTCGGGCTGACCGTCCTTTGCCGGCGCCTCGTGCTTCGGAGCAAACGCGCCCTGCTGGATCTTCGCCTGCACTTCGGCCTGATCAGCCTGCGCCCGGATCATGTCCGCGTCAGCCTTCTGCTTATCGTTCTGGATCTTGGCCATCGCAGCCTGCTGTTCGGGCGACAGCTTCTGATTAAGCGAGCCGAGCGGTACCATGAACTGCTGCGGATTGGACCAACCAATCGCCTGAAGCGCTGCCGTATCGATGGCAATCGGATCGTAAAGCGCCGGATTGGCGGCCTGAAGCTGCTTCAAAGCCATGATCTTCATGACGCGCTGGCCGTGAGAAGCCGTGTTCGGATCGGCCTGCGGCGTGAGATCGCAATTCTCTAACGCGCTCAGGAACGTCTGCTCATCCCACTGATATGCCGGCTTCTTGTTGCGCTGCCAAAAGCTGTCCGGGTGCTCCTTAAAGCACTCGACAAGCAGCTTAAATTCCTCAGCCTGCGCAGCGTGCATACGCTTATGGACCGCATTCATAACCTTGGCGGCCTGCTCGATCATGGCGAGCGTGGTTCCGACCGGAGCGTCTGCCCGACCCTCGCCCACCTGAGCCTCACTCGTACCGCCAATGCGCATACCAGTCTGCGCCATATTGTCGGCGAGCTGCATCAGGCCCGGACCAACGTCCTTGTAGGGCAGCGGCATGATCGCCTGAGCAATCGGCATTCCGCCCGTCTTCACTAGAGCGCCACCGCCCGGAGGAACGCGGAAGATATTGGTGTTCTGGCGAGCGCCTGTGTCCGCCATCAGGAAGCCGGGGAAGTTGGCATACATGCCCGCATCGAGCATTTCGCGCCACGCAGCCGTCAGGGCATTGGTCGTGTTGCCGAGAATGTGGAGCAGACCGATATCGTAGAAGCCCAAGCCCGGCGCAAACGTGTACTTGATGAAGCTAACGCGAGCCTCGGGCAACTCGGCATCGTCTTCGTCGTAATTGCGGACAATAGAAAGGATCTGCCGCGACGAGACGTCAATGGTGACGCGATACGGAATCTCTAGGCCACTCTCTCGGCCCTTGTGCTTGTGCTCATAACCCTTCAGGTCAAGTTCACAATAGCACTCGTAAATCTCGCGGTCGCGATCCTCGGGATCGAACGTGTCGCTCGAAATACCCTGCTGACTGTTCTTCTCACGCTGCACCGCATCGAGGTTCGGCGCCAACGCCTGCGACAAATCGGTGTCACGGTAGACGCCGAGAATCTGAAGACGCTTGACCGTCGAGGGGCGCAGATATGCCCGGTGCGTGATGCGCTTGGCGTTGCGCAGATCGGTCGCCGCGTTGTTGACGATCAGGTCGTCAGCGTCCACCGTCTCGGAGACGGGGCGATTGCGAAGGGGGCAGTAATAGACCTTCTTGAAAGCCGTTCCGCCAAAACCGAGCATCAACAGCATTCGGTCGGTGTCGGGATAGTATTCCGACGCAGTTGTCGTGAGGTAATGGTTCAGGTCGCGTTCAAGCGCATTGGCAAGCTGATCTTCTTTCAGGTCCGCATTGTTGTCGTCGTTGCGAACTTTGACCGGCCCATCGGTCGGCAGCAGCTCGGACCGCGCATTGGCCTGAAAGCGAAGCACTGCCTCCTGAAGCAGCGGGTGCCGGACCTTGGACATACCCTCGACCGGCGCACCGTCAGACGCGCCTTGCAGGCCGGGAATCTCGATCTTCAGGCCCAGCAGCTTTAGGCCGAGGGCACGATCCTCGATCCACTCCTTGCGGCTGTCGAGGTCGTTCTTGACGCCGCGCAGCAACTCATCTGCGATACGGGACAGCTCGCCGTCCTCGATATCCTCGACAAGATTGTCGAACCACCCGCGATTAGCGCGTCGCTCGGCGTCCTCGATGGGCTTACCGTCGAGGCTTACCGTGACCGAGCCGTCGTCGTGCTCGATCTTGATGATTGCGCCACTATCGTCAAACTCAGGCAGGTCTTCGCCATCTTCGGCCATCTCGACCACTACGTCTTCATCTTCCGGCACCGTGGCCAACTGATCAAGACGAATGTTGTGGGGCGAGAGGCCGGCCATGGTCAGTCCTTTTCGTCGGCCAGTAGCCGTTCGATTTCGTCAGAGAAGCGTTTCAATGCCTCCTGTGCCGCAAGAGTATCAGACTTTGCTTGGATAGAATAGCGGCGCACATAGTCGTGGGGCTCTCGGCCCCACACCTCTACCTTGAAGTGTCCAAGCACACCCTTGGACGGTTCACGATCCACGTCGACAGTGGCATTCGCCGGAATCATTTTTCTTCCCCAAACTTAACAATCCACTCGTTAACGTCTTGGCTAAGCCTATTATACATTTCAGTCATAGCCCTCAAGTCGCGCTCAAGTCTTTTGTTTTTGTTACGCAAATCAATGAGTTCCGCATCCCGCCTTGCCAAGGCTTCTTCGTCCAGCATATCGAGAGCAGTTTTATTGCGGTAATGTTCATTTTCCTCATAAAGCTGCAATCCAATACGTCCTGCGTCTTCACCTGAGCGCAAAGTGGCGAGAAGCTTTGATCGAAGATTATTGTTTTCTTCTTTAAGCTTCTGAATCGCTACCTGTCGATTTGGAAAAAAACGATCAAGGATTCTTTCCCACATGCCCGGAATAGGCTCCGGCATTTCGATGGAATCAAATTCTGTGTTTTCTTGATTAGACTGTTTACGAAGTTCGTAAAAGCTGTAATACCTGAGCTTAGCCATCTTCCCTCACCCCTGAAACTTACGCTGAAACTCACCGCACCACTCATCACCACCAATAACGGGCCAGACAACAGCGATCAAGTTTTCCTCAATCTCTTCGCGATTAACCGGATGAGGCTTGGGCGCATACTTTCGGCATTGACCGAAGTTCTCTTTACTGTCCAGTTCATGATAGAACTTACAGCTATCGCAAAGAACGCTCATGCTTTTCCCCCTCACTGATTGCCAAGCCAAATAAACAGTGCGCACCAAATGACCACGATGCTTAGCATCAAGGTCAACATAATGTCGGGCATTTCTTCTTCCTCTTAAGCTTGATGACGAACAGAGCGATTCGCGTGAACCCCGCCTCTCTTGCCCATACAGCCTTTTGATCGGCCGCTTCTCGACTTTGAACAGCGGTTCCGATCATGCCGTTCGTATATTGATTGAGATAATACGTCGCGGCCATCTTAAACCCCGTACAACGGCACAGGCGGCTTGCCTCGATGCTGTTTATCCTGATTAATCTCGGACAAGCGCTCTTGGCTGCGAGTCAATAGGCCAATATCGCGAAGATGCCGTAAGGCCATGCTGACGGTGTCACAGTTGTGGACCAAGATACCGTTAGCATAGTAACAGCCTTCTCCCTCAACTGTCAGATTGTAAACGGGCCGCATAGTGCGGGTGAATGTAACGGCTTCGACCACGCAAGTACTTTGATTTTTGTTCGACGCAAGGTGTTGAACACATAAGTTTTTTAGGACTTTTAGCCTCAAAAGCTGAGCCACACCATTCGCAAACACCGGTGTAATGGCTTTTGCTATACGGCTTAGGGGTATCTGGGCCGTGAAGCGAAGCATAAGCGTTTTGACGATGCCATTCGCGGCCCTCTTCGCTTTTATGCCAAGCTTTTGCCAAATGGTTGATTCTTGCCATATGAGCAAGTTGTTGCTCAGATCTACCTCTGGCAACGTAATCGGCATGGTGTTTGGCTCGATGATCCCTGCGCGGCAGACATTCAAGGTTGGAAATGTCGTTATTGCCGGTATCTTCATCAATATGATGGATTTGATACCCCTCTGGAATTTGCCCTTTATAAAACTCCCATACGTCGCGATGCAGTCGCGCACCGGCGCGAGCAAAATACCTACGATGGGCAGGATTTTTTGAATTTGGGTAGCGATTGTATTTGCGACCGTTGAAGATGATACTTTCGACAACAATTTCGCTTTTGCTTTTGAAACCCATGATTGAACCTCACTTGCTGGACACAATGTCAATGTATCAGATGGACACAATGATGCAAGCTCTTTCCATTCACCGTTGGCAAAGATCGGATGATTCGCTGTCCCTTCTATCGCGCGCCCGTTGTACTCTAAACGCCATGTCGGCTTTACACCTGTAAAAGATGAAGCCGATACGAGCTGTGCACCGTTTGGTGTCATGACAGAATCGCCTATAACCACATCTTGAAGTGATTTGGTCGATCCATCACCCATTGAGATGAGGGTATCGCCAACAAGACATAAGTCATCATGCTTGCCGCGCGGGAAGGTCGCCACTTGTCGAATGACCTGCTCGGCCCACTCTTTATCAGGCGCGTGAACCATTCCCTCAGAAAAGATATGCTGCACCGAATACAACCGGCCCAGCTTGTCGATAGACTTCGGATCATAAAGCTGAACGAAGTAATCCTCTTGTGAAAACAAACGCCTAAGCTCTTGCGCAACCGAATGCCCTGCGGCCTTGTTTTCAACAAGAATCTTGTCAACCTTATGCTTTTTGCAATCTTTGTTGACCTTAGTTACCAGCTCGTGAAGGTCGAGACGCTCGGCCCACGCATACATCAAAATGATCTTGGGCACAGCGTCGAGATCGTCGGAATACGGCACGGTAACGCCGTCCTCCACTTTTTTGCCGTACCGATCAACAACTCGTGTCGAGCGAGTTTTAGGGTCGCCGGAGAAGACGCCCCAAATAGTCATGGCGCTGTAGTCGCCCCGTTCGTCCGCCTTTGTCGAATAAGCCGTGTCGAGACTGGCGACGATATAATCGAGATCGGGAAACTCTTCAGCTTCCCAAGGTTGCCACCAAGCATCCTTGATGACACCGCCGCCCCGTGGCGTAGGCGCCTGCTGGTGCTGACCGGCTGTCGCGTAGGGTCCGAGCTTTCCCTCTAGATCGTCAACGACCTCGATAGGGAATCGGTCCGGGAAAAGAAGCTCACCCTCTTCAGTGCGAGGATCGTCATAGCCAAGCCATGTTTTTTGTCCATCGCGCCACTTCTCATACCGCATGGGCAAACAGATATGGTCATAGGTGCCACGGAAGCCCTTGCGCTCTAGGATCACGCCCGACACGTCCTCCTCGTGCAGGCGCTGCATAATGACGACGATGGCCGACTGCTTAGGATCATTGAGACGAGTCGGAACCGCTTCGGTGAACCACTCATTCGTTGAAGCGCGCATGGCATCCGAATTAGCGCCTTCAACCGAATTAGGATCGTCAACGAGTACGCGCGTCCCTCTGCTCCCGGTTATGCTTCCTGCGGCAATGGCCTCCCGAAAGCCGGTGGCCGTGTTCTCGAACTTGGTCTTGGCGTTCTGATCGCCGGTCAACTGAACGCGGTCACCCCAGTGCTTTTGATACCAGTCGCTCGTAATGAGGCGCCGCATCTTGGTCGAGTCGCGGATGGCGAGGCCCTGTTGGTGCGCTGCGCAAATGTAGCGATGATGCGGCTGATTGCACGGTCCCCACTCCCATGCAGGCCAGAAGACATTCAAGATAATACTTTTTGAAAAGCCGGGCGGCACGTTGATTAAGAGCCGGTTATAAGGAGACCCCCCTTCAAGTACATGATTGTCTGTGATCGCTTCAAGATGCTCGGTAATGAACGGAATGTGCCAGTTATCAATAAACTTTTGACCGGGCTCGACTACGTGCCAAGCCCGCTTGATGAACTCGTGCAGGGAACTCTCACACAGACGCTTTTCAATGGCGTCGAGAGTTCCCTGCACGTCAACCTTGTTTGGCAGCTGAATTTTGCCCATTACTTAGTGATACGCCATATTGCAAAACAGACAATGATAGTGGCAAGTATTCCGCCTAGAAGTTCGGTAAGATTCGGCCCGATTTCAATCATATAAACCTCACTTCTTGATCGTTGCCGTCAGGGCCTTTTCGAGCGCTTCAAGCTCTTCGACATCGAGCGTACTAACATCAAGTACGCTTGTCTCGACCTTGATCGGTCCGCCGTTAGCGCCAGTCAGCTCAGTCTGTGTCTTATCGCCGTACGTCCTCGGCGACACCTTCATGATGCGCCACTGAAGATGATTAAGCTTGACCCGAGCTGAATTGACGTTTTCCTCGGTGCAATCGTCTGCAAGTTTTTTCGCCCGATAGAACTCGTAGTCAGCCAGCGCTTCGCGTGCGCGCGCACATAATGACGCAAATTCAGCGTCCCGCGCCATCCACCTGTAGAC